CAAAGCGTTCCGCTACGATAGGACCCGCCTTGGAAACGTCATAGCCATTGTTCTGTTCGTCAGCCATTGTTAAGCACTCCGTTGTCAATGTTGATTTGGCGGTGCAGTGCGTTCGCTATCTGCCCCAAGTGATATTCACGTTCGCTCTCGTCCGGGAACGTTCCAAGCCACCCGTCCTCAAAAGAGAACTCGTAAACAAGTTTCCCTCTCGGGGAATAGTCGGCGGTCAAGTGCCCCCAACGCAGGCGAACATATCCGACCTGCTTGTTAGACATATCATACACGTCGTATTGTTCGGGGCACGCCCCGCAGGTCTGTCTAAAATCCAATTCGTTAATAAGCATATATTGTTCCTTTATCTACGTGAACGTCCACGGCTACCCGTGCGTCTGCCCGTCCTGCGACTAGGCATATCGTCTTCCCCGCTACCATCCCATTGTTCCTCTTGGCTCATATCCACACGGGAGAGCAGTTCACATTCAAGATAGGGTCTGCCCATAGCCAAACAGGTAGTGCAGACAACGGTATCGTTGACAGGTGCCCCGTCACGGGTGGTGTTGCAGTCAAGGCGGGTAATTCCACGCTTCTTTTCGGTCGGCGTGTGGTTAATCGTAATCATTTTGGTTACGTGAGCAACCTTACGAATATCTTCCGAAATTTGGTTTTCGGCAGCGTCCTGCTCCCCGCCGACGGTCGCACGACCCGTCTGCGAAACGGTCGCCACCATACATTTACGGCTGCTTGCAAGACCACGTAGGGCTTTCCACGTGCGGTTAATCTTTTCACGTTCGTCGTTGCCGGGTCCGAGGTCCATAATGTCTGCGTAGTCAACGCAGATAACCTCGGGCACAAAGCCCTCGTAAACTTCCATATCTTTCAGTTCGGCTTCAAGACCACGGACGGAGAGGGTGCCCGTCGCAAAGGTTCGCAGTTCCAAATGACCGCCACGGCTCATCATTCTAAAACCACGTTGAGCCTTTTCAATGGCTTCTACGCTTGCGTCCACACGGGGCGGTGTCCATACGTAGTCCTCAATATGGGCAACGCCGTTGTCGTCATACTTGAACACAGCCCACGGGACTTCTTCTCCGTAGCGGGTTGTGCCCGTAAGCATTTGCCAAAATCTGCGAACCACCTGCTTTTCGGACATTTCCAAGGATACGTAGAGCACGTGCTTTCCTTGCAGGGCTGCTTGGACGGCGACCGTCATAAGCCACCACGTCTTACCGCTCTTGGGCGGTCCGATAAAGGCGATAAAGTCTTCTTGAATGAACGGACCGATAATGCTGCCGAGGACACCCGGCATAGAGAAAATTTCTTCTTCGTCGTTTTCAAAGGCGTTGGAAATCGTGGCAGCGTCCTTGAACATATTGACGACCTGCGATTGCCTAACGTCCGGCTTCGTGAAATCGGCGATAGCGTGCATACCGCCCGAGGTGTCGCCACTAGCGACAGCCCTTTGCAGTTTCTCTACAAGCAGGGCGAGGGAACGCTGCTGAAAATACTTGATAGCGGAGTCAGTCGCCAAGGCGACGTTAGTAGGCATCCACTCGTCGGAGCACGTGTCAAGGTACTCTTTAACCATTTCAGCGTCAGCGTCTTTAAGGTCAGTAGCCTTTTGCTGATAAATGTCACTGATAGCGGTTCCCGGTGCCTCGCCAAACCTGTCAAAAAACTCCCATACCCAAGTAGCAACAATACGGCTTAAAGAAGACTCAAATAACGACGGGTCGCCTGCTTTACGGCATTTAGCCACGAGCGACGTGGACATAATCAAGTTAGACAACACACGACGTTCAACAGACAATTCTACTTTTTCACGTCTTAACATTCAAAATCCTCGGTTCAAACCATATATAGTAAGTTATTGGGCTATCTTTACACCACGACGTTCAAGCAACTCGGTCAGCAGGTCCGATGTTGCAGTTTCCTTGCCGTCAAGAACGCCGTCTAGCATCTTGGCTCGGTTATCTAAAACTTCTATTGCGTCCATATCAATCGTGCCCGGGGCGACGAGATAGTAAGACGTTACCGAGTTGTGCTGCCCCGACCTGTGCAGTCTGTCTTCCGCCTGTCTGTGATAGTTCGGAGTATGGGAGAACTCGGCGAAAGCCACGTCGCTGCATACGTCTTGGAACCCGTCAATACCGACACCGCCTGCTTGAATGTTGGCGACGACCACACGGCATTTAGGGTTGTTAATAAACGTCGTTCGGGCTTCTTCACGCTCGGTCGGAGTCATACCGCCATAGATACGGACCGGGTGCCAATCCTTGAGCGTATCAAACAAGACTTCAACGACGGAACGGTGCCAAGCGAACAGCAGCAGTTTCTTGCCGGACTCCAAGAAATCCTCAATCCACAAGAGCATAGATTTCTCTTTGAGGGCGTAGGCGGTCTGCAACAGGTGTGCAACCTTGTTTCGGGCACTTTCCTTTTCGCCCTTTGCCGTGTCCTCGGAGAACGCTATACGTTCTTCTTCGTAGTAGTCTTCCATAGCGGAGTCGTCAATTTCAAGCGGGACCACTTCCATAACTTTCGGGGGCAGGTCTTTCATAACCTCGCTCTTGGTCCTGCGGAGCATACAATTTACAAGCAGTTCGTGGAGTTCTTCAATATGAGAAGCCCCGTTGTAGGTAGTGCCGTAGCCGTTGGACTGCGGGTCACAATAGCGGTTCTTGAACGCATAGAAATTCTTGAACCGGGCGGGTTCCACGATAGAAAGCAGGGTCCAAAACTGCATCGGCTTTGACATAGCCGGGGTGCCCGACATACCAATGCAGTGAGGGATAACCTTGGACAATTCCTTGAACGCCATAGCACGCTGCGAGTCGGGGTTGCCGATAGCCTGCACTTCGTCGCCCACGAGCAGGCGGAAGCCGACCTGTTCAAGTTCATACTGCCAATCGGCGAGAATATCCCAATTTATGATATAACTCTTGTTCTTGGCGAGTCGGTAGGGCTTCTTTCCCGAGAGCACGTCCACGTCCGGGTAATGCTTCTTTGTGGCACCGACCCACTTTCGGTAGGCACCCTGCCACTGCAATTTCGTCGGGGCGTTCACGACATACAGGGCGGGGTAGGCGTTCGCATAGACCATCCACGAGAGGGCTTCCACGGTTTTCCCGCAGTTGTGCACGACGACGTGGTTCGCCGTAAAGTTCCCGTAATTGAGAACCTTTACGTCGTAGGTCATACGCATACCCGCCGGGGTAATGGCGTTCACGTAGGCGAGTTCAATAGAACCGCCTATTTCGCAGAACACGTATTTGTGCAGGGATTTTTCGGCTTCAATCCAACCCTCGCACTCCGTCATAATCTCGTGGTCTTTCGTAGCGATAAGGTAGGACCCGTTATCCAACGAGAGCCTAATGCAGTTCTTGAAACCGCTCTGCTGCACGTCCACGACCTCGCCGAAGCATACGCCCGTAGCAAGTTCGTGGTCGTAGCACTGAATTTTCCAATCGCACTTGTCCTTGGTCTTGACAAATTCCCGGTAGAGATTTTCAAGGCTGATTTTGCGGTCTTTGCCGTCCTTGTTTACGACCACGGTCATATCCCCGCAGACACAGCCCATTTCGTCGCCGAGAGCAAGCCTGCCGTGTCGGAGTTGGGCGAACTTCAAAAAGTCAATTTGGTAGGAACGCAGCCCCGGGATAAGAGTTCCCTCGGGGTCCAATTTCGTAGCGTCAATGAGAGCCTGCTGCTTAATGCGGGGGTCCACACGCTTTTCAGCCGGGTCCTTTTCTTTCGGCGGGTCTTTCCAACCCGAGGCGACCATCCAATCCTCTATGGGCTTGTTCCAAGGAACTTCCCATTTTTTAGTCGCAGCGTTATAGGCACGCTCCGGCAATTTGCGGACGGCTTCTAAAATCGCTTTCCAAGCGTCCTTGTTGTGAGTAAACCACGTGAGGGCGACCGTCGTCTTTTTCACGTCGGTAAATTCCGACACGTATTTGACACCGCTCATAGGTTCAATCGGGTCGGGCATACGTGCCGTAAACATCATAACACGCTGAAAGTCAAAACTCATTTTTTATCCTTGGCGATAGTCGGGAATTGAAACGTTTCGGTTAGTCTTGCACCATTGGGTAAATCGGAACCACTTCTCGGAGCCGGGGTAGATAAACGCAGCAGGCAACGCCCTGCCACTAGCAGAGGCGTTCCATTCCTTGACGAGCGTGACAGCCATACCCACGTCGGCGAGGCGGACCCTGTTGTTTACAGCCGACATAAGCATATCCCTGTTGGCGTAGTACCAATCTACATATTTCTTCACGCCGTTCCAATATGCAGCCATAAGAGCCGGGGGCAGGGTGCTCAAATACGAGGACTCTTTCAAGATTTGCTCCGCTGCGGTCAGTGCCAACTTGGGCACGGACGACTTGATGGCGGTGTCCTTGTTCATTTCCCACAAGACCTCACAGAGGGGACTCCATTCCGTTCCCGATTTGGTCTGCGAGCAGATAAACGAGGCGAGCGACTTGCGGGGGATTTTCCCGTTCTCAATCGGGGGGTACCAATACCCGCCGTTCTCGTGGGCGTGGGCGACGAAATTCAAGCATTCCGTGAGCGTTGCGATAACGGACGGAACGTCCTTGAAACGACCCCGCAGGACGCTAGGTCCGCCACCCTTTGCCTCGGTTTTAGTGAGCCACTTCTTATCCCACTTGTGGGAGTCTGCGAACAGACCCGTGGAGAGCCAAACGACCTCACGGCAGGTGGTTTCCCAAACCTTGCTTTCCGGGCGTGTAGCGGAGATAAACGCATAGCCCTTGGTAAGACCTAGCAGCGTGTTCAAATCGTCGCTAGACATAGCGTCCTTGTGCGAGAGCAGGTGCAGGTTGAACCCGTTCCGGCGTTCCACCTTGGGTTTCGTTTCTTTCGGGGGGTCCTTGTCAAACACCGTGGAGGCGTGCGTCTTTACAGACATACGCTTCGTGGGCGTAGTCGGCTTGATAGCGAACGCAGACATAGCGTCCTGCTGCACTACACGCACTTCCAACGTGTTCTTGCCACGGACGACTACGTTCGCCGACACGCCCCATTGTTTAAGGCTGTCTTTAATCCGCTGTGTGATTTCTGTAAATTCCATTTTACACGATATTCTTCTTGGATTTCCACGCCTGCAAGTTCTTTGCCAACTTTTCCTGCGACAGTGGGCAGGTCTTCACAAAGATTTCGTTCCAACGCTTCCGGGGCATATCCACCTCGGTAAGGCTAGAAGCCAACGGGAGCATACGACCCCGGTAGAGAGGGTCAAACCACGTAGCCGACGGCTTCCACCCACGACGCTGCATTTCACGCAGGACCTTGCCGTGATACCATATGATGGCTCCCCAAGGTAAGGCGTAGAACCACGTCTTTGCGTCCTTGGGGCTTCTCCATTGAGAGGACCTAATACGGCAAACGTCCCTATGCAGGGCGGTCAACAATTTATCGGGTAGTTCGGTAAGTAAGTTCGGGTGCCAAAGTTGCATTTTGCGTCCTTGTCTAATCGTAGTCGTTTAACTTTATATAGCAGCAGGGTAGGTAAAGATAGTAGTTGGCTGCTCCGCTGTGAGGTAGTCAACGAACCGGGAGAGCACATCTTTCAGCGGAAAGTCATAAACGGCTGTTTCGGGCTTTTGCAGGTGTTCCGAGGAAATCTCGGACTGATAGCAACGGCAGTCGCCCAAGTATATGACAGAGAACGTGACCGTGCAGTAAGGCTCTATCGGTCTTAACGTGATAGCGGTTTTCTCTATCTTGATACTGATTTTGGGTTCAAATGACCGGGCGACTTCAATTTCCTCGGGAGTAAAGTTGAAATCACGCTTCATTGTTGGACTCCGCAGGTTTGAGTATGTAGGTGCCGTATCGCTTGCCCGTCCGAGGGTCAGTGTCGGTCTTGCAGTCAATATGCAGACCCATTTTCTTCAAGTTGAAAATCTGTGCACTCAAACGGAAGCAGCCGAACTTTTCAAGGGCATCCAACGGGGTAATCGGGTTCCCGGCTTCAAGCCATTCCTTGATAGCCATCATCTGCGTTTTCTTCGTAGCCTTGTCAATCTGCCACTCGGGAGCCACACCGCTCGGTGGTTCCTTGTTTTCTGCTTGCAGGAAAATCGTCACGGACTTTCCGTCCTCGCTCAATTCCCGGTGGTTTACCGACAGCGTTCTGCTGCCGAGTTTAAGGGTAATTTTCGGAACCTCGCCGAAGCGGTGGTTCTTTCCCTCAAGCAGTTTCATTAAGTCGTAGAGTTCCATTTTGTTATCCTCGGTCTGTTTTGGGTTTTGAAAAATCGTTGAAATCGGTGCGTTCCTCAATGTAGGACACTGCGTCAATGATTACGTCAAGCCACACACGAATACGCTTCAAAGCCTTAATCTTTACGTTCTTGTCCGTGATTTTCTTGTCATTGGCATAGTAGTTGTCCACGGACTCTTGGAGCGGGGTTCCGATATTGTAAGCGATAGCCTTTGAGGTATCGTGCCAAAGATTGTGCGAGTATGCTACGAGAATGCCGAGCGGACCCGAACCGCTCCCGGAGATTTTATTTTCCATAAATCCACGGGTGCCCGGGTCGCCGACGTTCTTTTCAATCCATTCAAATGCCGGAACCATAGCGTCCATCCAAGCACGGACACGCTTCAACGCCCGGACCTTGATATTCTCGTCCTTGATTTCCTCGTATGCCTTGTAGAGGTCGTCCACCTCGTCCTGCAACGCCGGACCGATAGTGTCGTTCGCACCCTTGTAGAACTCGTCGGGGAGTCGTTCTGCGTAGCACATAAGAACGCCGAGCGGTTGGTTTACCCACTTGCCTGCGATTTGGTTTTCCAAGTCGCCACCCGAGAACACGCTGTATTTTGACGGAGATTTTGCCATAGCCATAACTTACCTCAAAGGCATAAACATTGTAGTAGCCCGGTTGTCAATCCAAAGGGACGGACGGCTCATAATCCTAGACGACTTGAACGCAACCGTGGAGTTGTCGTCAAATCTTTCAAGCAGTTCAAGAATACGCACTGCGTCCATTTTCACACCGCCCTTGTCGTATTCGTAATCGTCGGGCACGGGCTTGACCCACAGGTATTCGCTGTCGTAGGTCAGCATTACCGGGCAAATTCCCTTGTCCGTGAACGGAGTGACGCTGCAAAGGCGTTTAAGTTCCTTACGCAGTTCGCCGACGTTTACCTTGTGCTCGTGGTCGTATTCCGTATAGACGAGTTTATGGAAATCGGGATAGCCCCCGCCAAAATACTTTCCATAGACTGCGACCTTACCGCATTCAAGTCGGTAGTATTCCTTATACAGATACAAAATCCCGGACTCCCCGTTGAGCGAGGCTACCTTGAAAGCCACGGGCGGGAGAGCACAACGGAACAGGGCGTTCTCTACGAGGTTCGTGTAGATAAGCATATTGCGGTCAGTCGCAGCGAACCCGTAAGAGTTCCCCGACAATTCAAGCAGAATGCCCCGCAACGCCGTGTATTCGTTGTCCTCAATGCAGAGGCGTGCCACATACTTGTGAACGAACGAAATGTCAAAGTCTGTCAGTTGGACACCGCCTTCCTGCGTGTTGAGCGGGATAATGAGCGAGGGGCAGTCCTTACCGGGGGCACATTCAATCTTGCCGTAAATCGTGCTGTTCATTTTGAACGTGAGCGTGTTTCCCTCACGCTCCACGAGCAGCATACACTTGGGAGCCTTGGAAAGAATGTCGCTCAATGCCGAGTATTCAATGGCGAGGTCAATTTCGCCGATACCCGACGACTGAATAGCCATATCCACGTAGCAGTCAAGATTGGTAAGACGCAGGTAGCCCACACCGCTCTGCGTAAAGATACGGGCGTATTTCAAGATAGGAACCGTGGTCCTCTTGATTAAGACCGGGCTGCTCACGTTCAAGAAATGCTGAATTGCTGCGGTAGAGAGCGAAACGGTCGCCTCGGCAGTCTTGGATTTCATTGTAAGATTAAACGCCATATAGATACCCTCTCATACGTATAAATAATTCTACACCATCCCCAATTCTGTCATAACGTCTTTCGCTTCGTCGGGCGTGAGGTCGCCCGGGTCCCTCGGGTTGCCCTTGCTGTCCAAACCGAACTCGGCAGCACACACTTCAACGTATCTCCCGCAAGAGGCGATGTCTTTCGCATAACTCCGGGCGTGCTCTTGTGCTTCCGGCTCCGGGTCAAAGAGGAAAAATACCTCCTCCCACATAGTCAGCAAATTAACCTGCTCACGGGTAAGGCTAGTGCCGAAAGTGGCGACCGCTCCCGGACCTAAACGCCATTGGTCAAAAACGCCTTCAACCACGACAATACGCCTGCGGTTGCGAGCCAACTCTGCACCATAGAGCAGGTGCTTGTGGTGCGTGACGGCTTTCTCAACCGGGCAGCACTTGTAGCGGAGTTCCTGCAAACCCGTGTAATCACGACCTTGGAACGTGCAGAGGTTCCCCCATACGTCATACACCGGGATAATGATGCGGTAGCGGAAATCAATACCCTGCCAATAGCCCACGTCGGTCGTGCCCAAAATGCCGTGATAAAATTCAAGTTCCTCGGGAACGAAACCACGTCCACGCAGGTACTTTCTATGCGGTTCAATGATAGGGCTACCCGGTAACGTGATAGACTTGACGTTGGAAACAGCCGTCTGCTTGGCGACGTTCGTATGGCTAAACCCGTGAGAATACTTTCGGATAAGTTCACGGGCGGTTTCCTGCGGAATGCGAGCAGCAAGAGAAACTGCACGGGTGGGGCTACCGCCTTGGCAACGCCAACATTGGTAATTTCCCTTTTCAATGGAAAATCCACCGTGGTTGGAATGGTCGTCGCAGAACGGGCACTGAATGTTTATATTGCCCGGGGCGACGTTCTTACCGCTATCCCAACAGGGAACGTTCAAGTCTGTAAATAGTTGCTTCCAATCAATCATACAGGACTATTCTTCTTGGCTTTTCAAGAACGACTGAATGACGGCGTGGACACGCTGTCTTGTAACGCCCTCGTCAAGAGCGATTTGGTTGTAGGACTTTCCCTGCTGATGGAGTTCGTAATACCTACGTCCACGTTCGTTGCGGTCGTCAGCGACCTTGCCCTTTACAGGACGAAAACCGCACTTCAAGTGAGCACGGCAAAAATACGAACATTGTTCGTAGGTCTTACCCTTGGGAATGCGATTTTCCTTGACCTGCTTAATCTGTTCGTCGGTCCAATTCTTGTAAGGTGACTGCTTCATACTATACCTCACTCTTTTTGTTGTTTTCAAGCATAGACCCCGGAATTACAAAGCCGGGATTTTCTACGGGCTTTTCCTGTGGCTGCTCCGTGTTCGGCATACGCTTTGCGATTGCGAGCATAGCAGCAGCCATTTTTTCCATAGAGCGTGCGATTGCGTTTACACCGTAGTCTATATGTTCTAGGCTGTGAGCAACGCTCTGCATAAAGTTCTTTTCGGATTGTGTATTCATATCGCTCATTGTGTTCCTTTTTGATATATCGGGTAGTTAGAATATCACCACCATCTGTGAATCTTTCGGGTCTGTCGGGTTTCAAGGTTTCTCTTGTCTAGGGGCTGCTGACCCTTGCGGATTGCTTCTTCAAGGTCTTCCACAGCGTCCTTGCACGTGTAGTAGAACCCCAACCTGTTTTGACAAATTCCACGCTTCATTATTCCGTTTCCTCGCTAACCATTTCAATTTCAGCCTTGATTGTAGGCGGAAGCGTGTGGCAATAGAATGCTGCAAGTTCCTCTGTCGGGCACAACTTGTATCGGGGCTTTTCGCCCGGGTTGCCGGAGTTCATAACGATAAGAAAATGGGTCGTAATCATTTTGGTTAGTCCTTCCAATCCTTTATCTTTTCCTTGCAGCGTTGCCACATTTGATACCATAAATGCGGTTCGCCTTGGTCCGCCATATCCAAGATACGGAACTCCGCCAAAGCCCAATTAGATAGAGTCTTGTAAAGGGCACGCTTGACGGCGTTCAACTGCTTATACACGGCAGCGACTCGTGTTTTAGCCACGAACCGGGCTGTGTTGAGTTCGGCTTCTTTTTCTGCAAGCAGAGCGTCCACGTCCTCTTTGCGGTAGAACTTCTCGTCCCAACTGACGCTAGAATACTCAATCCCGACGATAGCCACAGCCTCGCTCGTGTCGTCCATAGGACCGATTTCAAACGAGTATTCACGCAGCCCGTATTTGCTCTTTGGCAGATTTGCTTCACACTCGTAATCAGCCATACTACACCTCTGCGAAAAGGACCGAGTTGAACGGGTGGTTAATGCCGTTGAGGGTTACGAGCGTGTAACTGTCGTGGACTTCCACGTTCACAACGTCGTAGAGTTCGCCGACTTTCAGTTCGTGCTTGCTGTCGCCCCACCACCCGGAATTGTTGTCGTTGCGAATGCACTGCACCTTGCGGGGAGCGTTGTTCCAAATATCAAAGTCGCTGAAACGCTTGTCGCTCGGCTTTTGCTTGGGTTCGCAGCACTGACCCATAAACGGCACGCCGTTGAGCCACACGGACTTTGTGTCAACGGACTTGTTGAGGTCTTCAACCAACGCTTCTTTCACGAACGTCTTGACAGCCTCGTTAATGTTCGCTTCCACATAGGGCACGTCTGCGTCGTCGCACGTGATTTCATAGTCAATGACGATATTCAATCTGCGGTTCTGCTTCATAATAGGTTCCTCTCGGGTTAAACGCACCATCCACACTCGCCAAAAGCGAGAGCCTGTGAAATCTCAAAGGCTATCATATGGTAGTCCGCCTTTGTAATCTTGTATTTCTCCAAGACTTCGGGTTTCGGCGGAATCACGTCCGCTCGCATATCCCCGCAGGCATACGGATGAGCCTTCTCGGGGGCGTGGTCGTACTTGTTCACGAAATCCTCGTAGTCAATCGGAACATTGTTGATATGGCTCCCCTCTTTGAGATAGCAGAGGGCTTCGCCGGGGATAATCTTGTAGTCTAGCATTCCACGTCCTCCACGGGTTCCGGGAGCAGAGCGACGCTCGTAATCTCGGTAAACTGAATTTCTTCGCTGCTTCCGGGCACAAGGTCGCCGACACCGCTCAACGCAAAATTCATTTTGACACCGCCCTCCAACATTTTCGCCAACGTCTTACCGCAGGGCAGTGTCGGGTCAATCGTCATAACAGCAAGCGACTTGCCGTCCTTTTCAAAGATTTGGTCTAGGGTGCCGACACCCGCCTTGTGCATAAGTTCCTCGGGGGAGTCGGGCATAAAAATATCGGTAGGCTTCGGAAAGCCCAAGGTGACGACACGTTCATTTGCCGGACGCTTCAAGAAATCCACGATAACTTCTTCCGGCAGGTCGTAGCGTTTGCGGTTGCGGAGTCGTTCGCACGTCAAAGAAATCTTTTCCATAGCGGTTATCTCCGTTGCTGCACGACAAGTTCGCCGTTCTTGATAACGAGCATCGGCGTAGAGAAAGCAGACTGCTTGGGCACGCTGTCAGCCGGATGGTATTCACGTCTTTGGGTATGGTGCGGATATTCAAACATAATGAGTTCCTTTTGGTAAAATTGTTAATGATTACAGCATAGCGTCAATGTAGCCGTTGAACGCATAGGCACCGAGCAGGACGATAGCCCCGACGATACCCTGCACCCAATACTTGACCTTTTCCACACGTTCGCAGTGGCGGTAGTAGGCGGTCCAAGAGGTAAATCCCTGCGGGACGAGTTCGGGAATGAAAGCGTTTTCTGTCTTTACGAGAGTAGGCATTGTGGTTATCTCCTATGGGTTAAATCTTTTCGTGTTCAAGGCAATAGATTTCAGTAGCCACCTTTTCCATAAATGTGTCCGTAACGTCGCCGACGGAAACGTGCTTGATACCTTCAAACGCCTTTTCAATCGCAGCCTTGCATTCAGCAGCGACTTCGGCAGACTTGAAAGCGTAAACTGCGTGATAGTCGCAAAAACCGCTGAAACTGAATTTAGCGTCAGCGTATTTCTTGGCGATACGACCAATCTTGGAAGCGTAATTGATAATGTAGGTCACGTCCAAAGTGAACGGAAAGTTTTTCGTGGTTTGGTAATCGGCTTTAATCATTATCAGTGCCTCGGGTTAAGTGGTTGTTTTCTTTACCCATAATATAATAAATTACCTGTCGGTTGTCAACAGGTAATCGTAAATTTTATATGTTAAATAAAGTTTACACAAACTTGAACGGACGCTGCTCGTTCCGTATCGGGAGCCTGCGGGAAACAATCATATTGATATACTGCTGCAAGGACTCACGATAGTTTTCGTGCTCGTCGGAGTCGCCCCCGACGCTGCCGTTCAACTGCGTTTCGCACGTAAGGGCTGCGTCCAAGTGCAGGTTGTCGCAGACAAGCCCTAGAAATTGGTCCTCACAGCCCCACAGGGTAAAGCGAGGCTCAAACAGGAACCCGTCATTGAATGCCTCTACTGCGTGGATAGCGGACACCCGGATAGCGAACCCGCAGGAATAGAACGGATTACAGAGCGTTCCCGTATCTGTAATCGTGGCACCCTCGGAGTTTACGCAAATCTTTTGCAGGCGGTGGTCCGCCTTGCACGTGTAGAGCATAACCTGTATGCCGTGCGAGTCCATAAGAGCCTGCACCTTTTCCGGGCGATACTGAATGGGAAAGCGGTCGCCGTCAAAGAACTCCACTATGTCGTTCAAGTCCGGCTTATACGTATTGAGGACGTAGGACAATCCGGCGTTTCGGTTGGCTCCCCGGTTCCCGGTCATAGGGACGATTACGTAAGGGAACCTGTGCAGTTCGCACTCACGAATGTCCTCGGGAGTCGGAGCGTCAAACACGAACACGGACCCGCTCGGAAACTTGCGGATATGCTCGGTTTGGTTGTGCGAGATTACGACGTGATAGAACATATGCTAGTAGGTCAATACGTAGATATATCCGTTGTGCTTCATAAAGAGCGTCTTGCCAATACCCATTTCCATAATGGGATAACACGGCTCGCTGCCGTTGTTCATAAGGTGGAACGTCGGCTTGACATACAGGGTCGTCCACCCCGTAGATTTCGTCTGTGTCGGCGTATAGAGCCAACGGGCGATATACAAGAGATTGGACGAGTCGCCACTATTTTTAAGCGTAGGCACGAAACATACGTGGAAATTCCCGGGTTCGCCCGAGTTGCCGTCGGAGTCCGAATCAAATCCGTAGTTTTCAGCAGAAACATTAACGTCCGTATTCAGTTCAGCCACCTTGAACGTCAATTTCAATTTGGGTGCCGGGTTGGAATCCGTTCCGCCGTGGCTGAACTGCATTAAATGAACACGCAGTTCGTAAACCTTGTCCTCTACCAACGAGTCAGCGAGAATATGTAAGGGTTTATGGGAAATTTCGTGGGTTACTGCATTATCCCCGGCACCCGTTGTATAGGCGACACGCTGCCCGTGCGGGTTTTGATAACAATGCGTAATATATGCGGGAGAACCCGTGTAATTAAAGAACTTGCTCCACGTGTAAATGTCAATAATGTCAGCGTCGCCGACATTCAAGGCACGAGGAACCCTCGGGTAATCTCCGCTAGGATAATTACCATCAAACCACGGGTCATCCGAGCCGTAAGTAGAGTCGGGGTAAATATCGGAAATGGACTTGGGGTCCTCACCATTTTCAAGAATGATAACGTCATTTGTAATGTCGCCACTACCACCGGGGTTCATAACCCTGTAATCAACGTTGCCACCCTCAACGCCGTTCTTACAATAAATGCCGAGAAGCGTAGTGTCAACCACACGTATATGACCGCTGCTTACACCGCCGGACGAACCCTTTGAGGTGTTAGACATCCAAAGTTCTTGACTGACGATAACGTTCGGCTCGCCGTTGCTACCCTGCGGAAGCGGACCCTCTACGCAGCGTTCGTAAATGAACGGAGCGGTAGCGTGCCACTGCGGATAACTGCTGCCGTCGTAATGCAGGGCGAAACTGCCGACGTGTATGGGGCTACCCCTGTAAAGGCTGCTGTCGTCAAAGAGGACGTAGTTTTCTGTTCCGCTCGTATGGTAGAACATATTCAGCGTCGTTCCCTTTGCACGATAAGAGGACAGCGAATATACGTGAACTTCAACCGGGGAAAGCGAGGTAAGCCAACCACCGAAATAGAACCTGTCTTCAACGGTCGTTTGGTAGTTAATGAAAATGCTAATTGCTCGTCTGCCCCCGCACGTGTAATCGGGCTGTTCTTGGGCATCCTCCCAAAGCAGGTTGCCTACGTCCATCCAATCCGCCTGCGTGTAGCCATACTTATCACGAAACTCGTCAACACGTTCCTTGGTAATCACGTAGTCATACGGACCGCTTTGGACCATAGTGTTAGCGTCCATTGTTTTCATCACGTCGTCAACGGCATAGTCCGTATGTAAATGTCTCGGGGGATTGTTAAGCATAGTAAACCTCGTTTTTCAAAAAATACTAATTTACAGGCTATTTGTCGCTGCGATAATCTGCGACCGCAGGGAATAGACTGAATCTATGAGTTTTTCAATCCTATCGGCATAATCCTTGAAAATTTCAAAGCGGAAATTCACGTATTGCCCGTTGTTATCGGGCAACTGCCCAACAAACTGCGGTCGGGAGATATGGAACTCGTCAAGGTCTTTTTGCAGATTACGCAGGCGTTCGCCGTTATCGCCACAGAGGTCAGCCAAGTTCTCGGCGAGCAAATACATTTCGTGAATAATATCCATCAAGGACCACTTCTCCGGGTCCACGTATTTAGCACACTTCGGAATCGGGTTCCTCATAGTGATATAGTGATACTGCGTTCCGTCGGGAGCCGTAGCGTCAACGGAGAGCACCGCACCGACCGATATACCCTCGGGAACCACGGAAACGGAAACGCTCTCGCAGGGGAACACGTAGAACGTGTAAGAGTCGTCGTCCCTAATCTTGACCGTCTTTTCAAGGTATTCGTGATAGACGGCAATCTGTATCTTTCGGGATTGAGATACGTAAGACGAATGGTAGTAAACGACCACGGACGGGTCGGCAACCTTGTAATACAGCGAGGAACCCGCCTTGATTTTCTTGTAGGTCGCATTGAACTTCTCAAACGGCATTTCCTTGTAGTGCCAAGACTGCATAGAGAGCAGTTCGCCGTAAACGCTGAAACACGGGAACTTTGTTTCCCTGCCGTGGTCTATGGAGTAGCCTACAACGTCAGCAAGTTCCTCGTTAGCGTCGGCAGCGGTTCCCATAAGTTCGTCGTAAACGTCAACGAACGTCATAGGCGGTACGTCGTCGTCAGCGGTCGGGGCAACCTCGCCGTCCGGGAAAAACAGGTTTGCATAAACGGGCTTAATCGCAGACACCCCGCAGGCTTGATGCATAGAAAGTGCGTCCGGCAAATCGCCGACAATGCCGGACTCGGACTCATACATACCCGCCGGGTAAATCCAACTGATTACGGACCCGGTAAGTTCGCTAGTACTGTCGCCGACTTTCAAGCCCTCGGGAACGCCCACGACGGCAACGGCTACCTGTCTAGCCACGCCTGCGAATTTCGTCATACGGGCAGTGACCGGGTAAGGTGTCTGCTTCCAATCGGACGGGAACATAACGAACGCCGGGTCGCCGAGTTCATAGGTGCCCACGATAGAGTCGTCGGCGATAGTCGCCTCTCCGCCGGAGCCGATACCGAACACTTTGCCCGTGTCCTTGTTCAAGCGGTAGGCTACAAAGCACTCGCCCCAATTCGTATTGAGGTCGTCCGTGATATTGGACATTGTGTCGGGTGCGTAGGACGGAGCAACTGCGAACACCTGCGTTTCTTCAAGACTTGCGTCGGTTCCCTGCAAGGCTTGACCCGCAGCCGTGAACGCACACATAACGTCGTCAAAGAAAGCCCGGTAAGCGTCATTGAGCGTCGGGAACGCCTTACCCTGCATATACACAGCGACCATTTGCTGCCAATAGCCGAGCATCATATTTATGGCGTTTACAAAGTCCGTATCGGTCTGTCGCCAAGTTTCGTAATCCGTGTAGCCCACTTCGGGGTGCGAGGCTTGCAGGGCGATAAACTGCGAGATTGTAGAGGGCTTTTCGCCGTAGGCTTCAAACCCGGCGAGCAGGTAATTACGCAGGGCTGTTCGTGCGAGCACGAAACTTTCCTGCCAACCACGCATAGCCGTGATAACGTCGTCAGTAAAAATGCTTTCAATCCGGGAGCGAATATCGGGAGAAATGTCGGCTCCGTCGGACTCGCCGTCTTCCGAAACGGAAACGTTGGAGCCGTTGATTACATTCTTGTCGGTATCAAGTTGGGCGAACGTCTTGCCCGTGATTAGCGGGTGCTTACCGCCCTCGCCGTATTCACGCCTCGGATAGATATAGTTGACAGCCGGAAGCCAAGCGTCCGTATAGGAACTGCCCCAAAACTCCAAGGCACGCTGCAAGAGTTCCATAGTCCGGGGAACGTAGTAGGCACCGCCCTCGTAATACCACGTTTCCGGGTTCTGCATATCAAGTTCCTTGATATAACTGACGCTTTTCAGTGCCATTTCGGGACGGGGTATCGGAAGCGGTATAGGCGTAAAGCCACTGTCGGGCGGGTTGTTTTGCAGGACGGTCACGCCGTCGTTCGCCAACGAGGGTATGGGGGGCTTATACCAATAGGCACACGTTACGTTCGGAACAATGCTATCCAAGAGCGGGATAGGCGTGAACTTGACATACAGACCGCCCCAATACTGCTGTATCATTCCAAGGTAGGACTCAACACAGAGCAATCCGTTAGTCATAGATATAAGGGCGAGGATGGATTTTTTAATCAGTTCCTTAACGCCCGTCGTCATATCCGCAGCCATACTCCCGGTCTGCGTAGCGAGCAGCCCGAGCGTAGAGTAGAGATACCAATAGTTAGCCTCGCCCATATAGCGTCGGAGAATGGGGGTGTCCTGCACCATTTCCCAAGCCTCTTTCGCAAAGTCAAGGGTCATAGCACCTTCAAAGTCGCTAGACAGGTCCTTGATTTTGGCGAGCATTTCTTCATACATTTGCCGGACCTTATTAAGTTGGTCCGTCCAATCTTTCAGCCACTTGTCTATCTGCTTCAACGACGACTTCTTACCCTTAATGAGCGGTGCCATAAGGTTGTGGAGCGTATCGTAGGCATTCCGGGCGGAAAGAGCCACCGGGGAGATATACGGGTTCGTGTCCTTTGCGGACAACGCCACGTTATCGTCCATAATAGAGTCGGACGGCTTTTCCTTGATAAGCGACGAGAGTTTGGAGAATAAAGAAGCCATAGGTTATTTCTTTTTGTCGTCAAGCGGGGGAGCAGACATATTGACCTTGTTCAAGATACCCTTGTCCATAAGATACTTGATGTAGGCATTGAGGTGCTTACAGGGGGCGGAAATCTGTCCCGGGTTGTTGATTTTCCTGTTCACGTGCCCGGTGCCCGGGTAGGTGGAACCCGTCTTTGCGAGAGGGTCCTGCACGTAGTAGGTAAATGCAGGGCACGAGCAGACGATATAGGAAACCGGGCTGTTATAACTGACCTTGCCCACGTCATCTTTCTGCAATTCAATTTCCATCGTGTACATTCCGTTGGAACCCATAGCCGTGCCTTTGAGCAGGACGTAGTGCCCGTTGTGCTTGGCGGAACTATGGCGGACCTTGGGAGTCACCTTTGGCGAGAACACCTTGGAATAGTTGGCTGCAAGATTGTTAAGTGTAATCATAGGAACCTCGGAATTTTAGGTTGGCTGCACCCAACCCATATCTGTATAGTAAAAGCCGTTTTTCGTCACGGAGTAAGACAGCGACGTATTGCTAGAAGCCTGCCCGACAATCACGGAGTCAGCGGACGCACGGCTGTAAAAAGCCTCGCCTGCTGCAACGTTTATCATACCGCCCTCGGGTTCGGGGTTCGGCGACTGAATAGGGGTGTCCTCTTGAATTTCATTGAGCAAGCCTGCAACGTCCTTGCGGAATTGGTCTAAACCGCTCTCGTTGCCTGCCGGACTGCACCACATCGCAGGGCATAATTTCCCCGTGATTTGATTGTGCATAATAATGTTATTGACCTTGATACTGAACTCGTCGCAGAGCCAAGCGGTCAACATAACGGCGTTCGTGTAAACACCGTCGCTGAAATACCAATCGTCGTCGTTCGGGTTACAGCGACGCAGACCCGCCTTGCACGAGCACATTTCAATGTTAATCGTGTTGGAGTGTCCGGCTACCCCGGCGTGGCTCATAGCAAGTTTACCGCCGAACCACCCGGGCATTTGACACTGATTTTTCTTGCCGACGGCGGACCCGCAACTATACGTGCAGTAGTGCGTTTTCGGATTTACCATTTCCCAAATGGCAGACCTACCGACAAGGTAATGGGCATTGGAGCCACGTTCAATGTAAGACTTGTAGGCTGCGAGCATACCCGCAGCATTGTCGCTGTTCTGCGAAAAACCCGACGTAAAGTGGATAACAATATAAACGGGGGAGTTCCTACCCCACCGTTTGATATTTGCCCACAACTTGTGAGCGGACGATATAGACGGCTTTGAAACGCTCATACAGCCTAAATATATATTATTCGTAGGCTATTCGGTGCTACCCTCGTCCATAATTGCCTCGTCAATGAGGTCTTTTTGCAACTTTTCCCAATAGGACATAAGGAACGGCGAAATGACCTCAAAATAGAGCAGGCTTTGGACCTTGGCACTCAACAGGGGCAGGGGCACGTTGGCAGCAGCCCCGACCAAGATAGTGTTGGTAACCATATCTGCGACGGATTGAGCCGTGATATTCGCCATAACAATCGGGACAAGGTTTCCGTCCTCTTTGCGGGTCATAGCCAAATCCTTGAACGCTTCTTCCATAGCCTTTTGCTTCTTGGAGAGCGTCTGCAAGAGAAGCGTCTGTGCGTCAACGTCCTTACGTTGCTCGCACGCCTTTAACAGGCTCGCCTTGTTCTCGTCATATTGGGTTTTCCAAATTTCAATCAGTTCGTCACTCAACATCCTCGCTTACCTCTACTTCGTCCACAGGGTTTTCACGGCGTTCTGCAAGTTTATTGCCGAGGTCGCCATAAATGTTTTTAATAACCGCAGACACGTCGTCCATAATCGGGAAATCCTTGTCGCCGAAAGTCGCCAACAGAGCACGCTCGTAGCGGTTATCAAACATAGGCGTATGCTTGAGGGCGTTGCACGAATTACAGCCCTTGCAGGGCGTGAAATACACGATAACGCCGTGTTCGTTGCCGACAATAACACCCTCGGGATTTTCGCACGTGCACATAGCGAAATTCAAGATTTTCTTGTTGTCAAGTTGGTTCACGATTTCGCCCTTGACAAACTTACGCAGCGGGAATTTAAGCGGGATAGCCGGAGCGTCATACGGGTAGATAAACTTGTTCGTAGCCTCATAGAGGTTGATAAACTCGTCCAAGAACGAATTGCACTCGTCCTTACAGATAAACCCAACTTGGATTTCACGCAGGCACTTCTTTACGTTAGCGTCAACGTAGGCGAGCGTGAACGCAATAGACGGCTGCATACGATACCCGTAGAAACTCGGGTCCGTGAACGCAAAGTCAATGCGGGTCGGCATAACGGGCTTGCAGATACGATGCGGGTATTTACGGCGGAGTTGCAGCAAGACAAGTTCCGCCATAATCCAAATGCACGGATTGTGCCTGTTCACGCCTGCGATAATTGGGACGATTGTTTCCCCGGCTTCCGCAGCGTTAGCGACGAGAAGCGTGGAGTCGTAGCCACCGCTATAACAGATACCGACGCAGGACTTCTCGCATTTCGTCGGGAGTTCTGCGAAAAGGTCCTCGTCCTTTTCACGGATGCGGTTGATAAGACGTTCCGGGTCAAACTTCTCAACGTCCTCTGCGGAAAGCAGAGACTTATCCCATTCTTTCAAATGGCGACGGACCGCAAACGGATTGTGCAGGTCAACAAAGTCAAACGTGATATTGTCCGTCGTGACCTTGATAGGCTGCTTAAAAATTTCTTGCATTTTGCGGAATGCCGACACCTTTTCGTCGGATTTTTTCTTTTCCGCCAAATCAATACGTTTGACGATTTCCGCCTTGCTGCATATAGGCGTAGGCTTGGCGTTTTTCCTTTCAGCCTCGTCAATACGCTTCACAATTACATTCCTGCGTTCAACACGCTTTGCGAGCGTAGAGGCTTTCAAGCGTTCACTGCGTTCCTCTTTACTTATCATTCTGCGTGCCTCCAAATTCTTGCTTCATAAACTCGGTAATGCGTTCGTAGGCGAGGTCGTTGCTCTTTTCGGCGAAGCCCCTGTAAATGGTGCGAGCCGGATAGACAGCAGTGACATTGTCGTTGTCGTCCATATCAAGGACGAGGACCCAACCAAAGATATGCAGGAACGAGTTTATGAAATGGAACAGCCCGGTCTTGCGGAACGTGGACCAATCCTGCTTCACAAGCGGGTTTGCCTGCGACGGCTTGTTGTCGTATTCATTTTGAGCCATAGATTACCCCTGCTTCTTGTTGTAAGCGTATTCAGTGACAGCACGGAGAGCAGCACCCTCGCCGTTATCCCGGTCATACAGACGGGGGCTAAACGACACGGAGCCTTCCGGCAACTTGACCTTGATTACACGCCCCTTGACGTAATCGGCATAACCCATAGACTGCGTGAGCAGGGTCTTTGCCTCGTCAACGGTAAGGTTCCCGGGCGTATAGTGGAGAATGCCCATACCGAGCGGATGGGAGTTGTTGTAGAGGGCACAAAGGACCTCGTAGCGGTCAAGACCCAATTCAACAAAGTTGATTTCAGTTTCAGCAGAATCCTGCTTTCTTTTCTGTTCAAGCATACGGACCTCGTAGGGATAGATTACGTTCTTGATAATGTCGTCTTGGAACTTGGCACGCCACAACTTTTCCTTTAAGCACCATTTCTTGTGAATGGTGGAACGTGCGATAGAGCACTTCATAGCCTCGCTCGGAAGCCACTTGTTGTCTTTCAAGCGTGCGTCGCACCACTTGACAAATTCCTTGTAGGTCATACCTTTTTCAAGCAGGTAATTAAGCATTGTCGCCTCCAATTTCAGCGGGTTTTTCGTCAGTGTCGTTGATAAGACAGCGGGTGCCGTTCGCACCCAAGCGGAGCGTAGCGTAGGCATTGACTTCGGATTTGGCGTTGACTACGATTTTAGCCATATCCTCTTTGAAGCGGTCCATAGCGTAGTCAAGATTTTCAACCGAGTTGTTCCTGTGGACTTCCAACATTTGCAACAGTTCCCTCATTTGGGTCTTGCTCATAGTCTTGCCGGAGTCAAGCACGTCCTTGATTTTCTGTTCGGCACACTTGATGCCTTCTTGGAAATTGTGGAATTTAGCCGAGATATGGTCGTCGTATTCTGCGACGATACGGCGTTCTTGAACACGTTCGGTCGGCTTTCCGTCAATCTTTGTAATAGTGCACGGTACGCCGTCGTCAACGGTCCCGGCAGTAAGGAACTCCGCCCACTGCACCGGGGTCATTTCAATTTCAATCATAGCAGGGTGCACACCGCTGATACGCTGATGGGTAGCGTCGCTCAATTCGCTAATATACGCCTTGCAGATACGAATGCAGATAGGGGAGTCAGTCTTGATTTCGGAGCCGAACATAGGGTGCGGTGCACCACACAGGCTGCGATTCCACGAGATAAGCCCCATATAGTCCTTGCGTTCTTTTGAACTCATAATTATGCCTCTGTCAGTTTATCGGAATATCGGAAAACCTTGTTGAACTTGGCGAATACGCCCTCAATGCCGATACGCTTGGAGCCGTAGTAGAGAAAGACCTTGCAGCCTTTGAGTTTGCCGTAGTCGTGCACGAATTTCGTAACGTCGGACGATACCGTCACAATGCTCATAATGTCAATCGTGTCCGTAAGGAACCTGTCAATGAGTTTCTTGGTCCGGGCGACGGCATCTTTGGGCATACGATGGTCTTCGGGGTAGTGTTCCCAATAATACGAGGACTTGTGCTCGCAAAATTCCAAAGACGGCGGGTTGACATACAGGTAGATTTTTTTTGTGGGTTCCATTGACTTATCCTCGGTATTAGCGTTCAAACATTTTATTCCACGCTGCGTGCATTTGATACACGGCAGCGAACTGCTTTTTAGTGAGATTGGGAATACACAGCCAATAGGTGCAATTCCGTTCGTGCAGGTATCTCGGAATGAAATCATATCCGCCGGACGGCGAGAGCGTCTTCACGTCAAAGAACTTTGATTTGTTGTGGCGGATAGCGATAAAGGGTTCCCCCAAGTCGGTGAGAACCACAATTTCTTTATGGGCGGGAGCCGTCTTGATAGGCTTCCAAACGGGCTTGCGGGGTCTATCCATTAGTCACCCCCATTTGCTTATACAGGTAGGTAAAAATCGTTCCTTCAACAGCAAAATGGTCGCCCAAGATACGGGAGGCAACACACTTCTTACCCGACGTAGTTTCATAAACAGAAACGTAGTAGAGGCAAGAAATACCGCCCTTGCCCTTTTTTGTCGTGAACGTCCTGCCGTCAATCGTGAACTCAAAGAGTCCGTTGGCATCGTCGCATTTCGTCATAACGATATTCTTGTGGAACCAATCGTTAAATTCGCTTCTATTCATTTTGCTATCCTCGGTTAAGTGGTTGTTTCTTTCTTACATCCATAATATAACAAATTACCCGAGCCTTGTCAATAGAAATTCGTAAAATTTTTCATTTTTTCACGGGCGACCGCAACGTTTCCGGGCGAGGGTCGTGTCCCGGCGACGGCGGAGTTCTTCACGCTCCCGCTGTTCACGCTGCTCCCGCTGCTTCCGCTCCCGAGCCTCGGCTTCACGCCTGCGACGGCTGCTGCCACCCGAGAAGCATAAGCACGCTGCTGCTGCCCAACTCATACGCTACCGCCCTTGGCAGCGTCGTATTCGTCCGGGTATGCCTTGCGTATAGCGTCCTCGCTAATCGTGTAGGGCTTAATCCCGTCGGCGATATACAGGTCGTTCAACTTCATAGCAGCGTCGGGATAACGGCGGATAATCTCGCCGATTTCCATATCCGGCTGCTCGTCGTAGGACTTGGCGAGTTTCATAGTCGCACACTTGATACGCAGGTCGTTGAGTTCGCCACGGGTAAGTTTCTTCGGCACGACCACGGTAGTATAGTCGTGAGTGCCGTCCGCAGCAGCGTCAAGATGGACGCTCTGTTTCTGCACAGCGGTCATAACGGGCATACCCGTTTCTTCGGAAACTTTCTTGGCTTCTTCTACATTCTCAACGACCGGG